AATTAGGTTACAAACAAGTGTTCCTATTGGAACTAAGAGTTTCCAAAAAGGTCAAGAAGATGTTCGAGAATTTTTAAATATGTTTAAGGAGGATATCTACTTTAATGGCGATACTGGTGAACTTCAAGTAGATGGTAAACCAAATGTTTTATTCTATAAGAATTATGTTACTCCAATTAATGATCAAAATCAAGGAGTTAAAATAGAAGCTATTTCAATGCCTGGCCCAAATCTATCAGGTTCAGAATTACTTAATTACTTCTATAAGAAATTAAAAATGGATTCTAAAATTCCTTATTCTCGTTGGGAAGGTCAATCTGGAATGGGTGCATTTACTCTTAATGCTGAAGGTATTACTCGTGAAGAAATTCGTTATCAGAAATTTGTTAATAGATTAAGGTCAGCGTTTAGTGAATTAATGGTTAAGCCTTGGTATTTACAAATGTGTCTAGATTTTCCAGAATTAGGCGATGATTACAAATTCAATAATGCTATTGGAATAAAATACAATAATGATAATGTTTTTGAAGAGATGAAACGTAATGAAATTGAAGCAAAACGAATAGCTGCATTTACTGCTAAGAAAGGAGTTCTTAAAGATGATGCAACGCCATACTTCTCTACTGAGTACTTGATTAGAGAAGAACTTAAAATGAATGAATCAGATATTCGAGCAAATCAACAATGGTTCGATCAACAAGCAGAAGATGAAGCTGCTCAAGCACAAGCAGGCGGAGGTACTGGGGTAGGTGCACCTACTTCAGGAGCTGCTGCACCAGCAGCAGAAGCACCAGCAGAAGCCGGTAGTGAAACTATTGAAGGCGGCGAAACTAAAGGTCTTGGAGCTTTATAAAAACCTAGTTTAAATATATAAAATGGTTTAGTATCTTATTACTAAACCATTTTTTGTTATGAAAGAAAAAATAAACGAACTTGCAGGAAGATTATTAGATTTACCTGATTCTATCCTAGACTTGCAAATGCAATTAATTGACAAGACTGCTGAATTACAGAAAGTTGAGAGTCAAATTGGAGAGAGATCCTCTGAGATTAAATACATCATCAATAATGCACTTGATGACAATGGCAAGAAATTATATTCCAATGCTGAATTAAGGGATGCTGCGTTTATCTCAGATGCAAAAGATGATATCCTTCTGCCTAGTTTAAATGTAGATAGAGAATTGATTCAAAACTCTATTCAATCAATTAGAGTAAAAGTTGAAAATTTAAGTAATCATCAACGTAATATAAGAGTACTTATCTCTTATCTTACTACTGATTCTAATATTGATAATCTATAAAGATTAATCATAGAACATTGCAATAGAGTTCTTAAGTTCAGGTATGTCGATTAGAAGAACTAAAATGTCACGATTTGACTTATCATCCGGATATAGTGAAGGATTTACAGTAATCTGTCTTTTTCGTGCTTCTGCGACATACTTATTTACTTGACTTGTTGCTTCATGACTTAAACTCATAGGGTCTATATCATATTCAAATAGATACTTATTTAAATCTATTCCAAAATCTGGCTCTCCTAGTACTTCTCCTTTCTTAGTAAAAAGAGTCATTTTTACTTGTTGAATAGTTGATTCCAAGTCATCACTAACTTCAACTCTATCACCTAAATATTTAGGATCGTCTAGTGTTCTAGTATAAAAATCTCTAAGATATGCCATAATTATAAATATTATTTTAATTCGAATAGTATTAAAAATGTGCGAGAAACATCCAGTCAGTAGTATTCTCGCCCTTCATCATAGCAATAACTGCATCCATTTCTAATTGTGCTGCAGCCACCACTTGTTGATAATTAACAGTTACTCCTCCAGGAAGAGTATAGTTAAATGTTTGAAGCATATGCGATAATCTAACTTTTGCATGAGCCCTTACATATCTTTGAAAGAGTTCGTCTTCAAATAATTTTTCAGGTTCAATCTTTTTAAAAACTCTCAATACTGCTGCAGTTGCTGGAGTTCTTCCTAGTACACCAAGCAGTTTAGTATTTTTATTATAGTCATATGCGATAGTATCTAATAACATTGATTTAGTTAAATCTAAGAATGAAAACATTACTGTTCTATACATAATACTTTCACCAATAAAAGGAGTTAAAAATACTTCAGACCCAATAAATTTTTGTTCTGCAAAATCTCTATCAATCGTTGCAAAAATAGAACCACCTTTAGCCTCTTTAAAATCAACAACAAATTGTACACAATCAGGTAGTTGAATTTGCCTAAGTTTTCTAAAAGTATCATTTTTAAATAATTCTTGAGGCAATAATAAATATCTACTCTCTACTGCATATTTCCAGTTATCCCAGAAATATCTACAGTCATTTGTAATAATACGTTTTAATTCTTTTTCTGGAAGACTATATGGAAGTGCTCCTGAGAAAGTGATCTCGTCATTTATATCGGTGATTAGTTCTAATTCTGTCATATTTAATTATTGATTTGATCCACTTCCTTTACCTTTATCATCGCTAAATCTTACTTGTGACTTATCGATGTCTGTACCTTTAAATTCAGTATCTCCAAATGATCTAACTAGTGCTAGCTGATTTTTTCTATTGATGACATCATCCTGAGCCTGTGCTCTTCCTCCAGATAATCTCATTACTTCTCCAATTGCTTGCTTCTTCATATTCTTTTTCCATTCACTATGAAAAATCATATTCATTGCTCGAGTTATATCAACTTCTTGTAATTCTCCACTATATCTACTAGGATTTCGTGCAGCTTTTTCATTTGCTAATTCTCTAGCGATTGCAATAACTGAAGTATATAATCCACCGAGCGCACCTTGTACCATACCCTTAAAATTAGTTGGATATACTACTTCTTTTGTAGATTCATTGATAAATTGGTGATATGTTTTTATCTTTCTTTCCATTATTTGGACGTAGCTGCTTTTTGTAATGCACTATTTAATGCAGTATTTGCATTATTTACTTGTATCGCTTGATCAGCCTTTAATTTTTCTAATTCAGTCTCTTTTGCAGAAACCATTTTATCTCTATTTGAAGTTGCAGCGGCAAGTGCTGATCTCGCGGCTACTACTGCAGGATCAGCTTCAACAATCTTTGGTTGTATTGCTGGAGCAGCTGTCTGACCAGGTTGTGTAGTTTGAACAGCTTGTGTTGCAGGAGTAGATTGTTCAGCACCGGCTGGATTTGCTCCAGCTACTACTTCTTCAGACGCTTTCTTTTCAGCATTTGCAAACTTCTTAAATGATTGTACATATGACATATATTAATTATTATTTACTTTTATTGAATTCTTTAGATATTCCTACAAATTCATTATATGAAAGAACTTTGCCCTTTTTTCCACTTGTAGGATTTGCACCAAATGCACTAGTCATTCTTCCTCCTGTTAAGAAAGGTGAATTGTTCCAATGTGCTGGAATAGTACCAGATGTACCCGCAAAAAACATCATTGCATTCGCCCGTTTAATATCAGGTCGCATTATATTTTCAGCTGGATCTGGCTCCATCATAATTGCGCCAAAGCCTTCAACTAGTCTTCTTAGTCTCATTATCCTTGAGGAAATTGTAATTCATCTCCTTGATTATCTAGAGAGAACTCAGGAGCCCTAGGTTCCATTTGTTTTGAAAAGTTAATATCTTCTTCGTCTCCATAATGAGAACCTTCAGGAGCCTCGTTTTCAACTTCTCCATTAGGCGTAGCTAAAATCTGCTCTCTATTTGAATTAATAAATTGTTCTAATCCCATACACACCAAAGGATTAATTTTTTGACATCTATCCATTAGTTCTTTAATTGTTAATGTCATAACATCAGCTTCCGGTAATAATGGTTGATTTTGTGCGTGTACTTGATCAAAACTTGGTATTTCTTCCATGTTTGTTATAATTGGGGCAGGCGCTGGAATTTCCTGAATTTGTGGTGCTTGTTGAATTGGTGCAGGTTGCTGAATATCATCTGCTTCATAAAGTCTGTGAATGCGCATTTTTCTAAAATTTATTTTTATAGTATTATTTATCCAGAAACCAAGTAGACGTTTTAAGATATAACTAATCATGAAAGAAAAAGATATTTCAGCAGCTGCAACTGCACTAGAAGAAGAATTAAGAAAATCAATTATTAAAAAATTAGATACTATTAGGGAATCTATTACTCTACAGAAAGGGGCTACTCAATCTTCATATTATCAAATGTTAATAATGATTGATGATGATCTAGAGGATGTTCTACTTAATTGGGATTATGATTCAATCGATCCTAGACTTTCAAATATGGATGATCTAGATGATGACGATGATTATTGAAATTTTAAGATAATTCGTTCAGTTTGGTCTTTTCCATGATATTTAGATAGCCATTCAATTATTTCACTAGATGATGCTCCATCAAGAGAATATCTAGCATTTAATAAAGTATCGAATTTATTAACATCACTTATTTCTCCAGCTTCTACTAATTCATCTAGTCTCTCTTCTAACCAATCTAAATAGTTTGAAATAAAACTTGCAGTATCACTTATTGTA